CGGCGGGGCTGAGTGGGTTCGGTGAGGTTATTGTTGCGAAGGTGGAGATTGCAAGCGTTCAACGTGCAGTGAATCGAATGCTGACCACAGTGGAAGGCAAAGCGGCAACGAGGGCACTGGCAGAGGTTGGAAAGTTTGGCAAAAAGAAAGTCAAAAGCGAAATACCGGGGAAATATAAGGGTGTTCGGAAAGCGATTGCCTGGCGGCACGTCAAACGCAAATACAACTCAGGACAACGGAGCGTCAAAGTCGGTGGTGGTGTTGGACCGAATTTGTTGCGTAAGAACATCACAGGCCGAGGCAAAAAGCTGACAGAAAAACAGAAGGTGCGGGCTGGTCAACTGCGGGAAAAGATTGCAACATCACAGCAGCGACGAAAAGATGAACGAAGGCCAGGCGTCGGGATCGATAAGGCAAATGTGCATTGGTGGTTTCTCGGAACGGCCATGCGAACAACGGGCGCGAAGACGCGACGGCGAAGGGCGAAGACATTGCTTGGAGGAACTAAAATAACGCGCTATTCAGTGCCCACCGGAAAGCCAATGGCAAACCGTGGGCGCATGCCGAAAATGGGCAAGCCGATCATGGTGACACTGGCATCAAATGGCGCAGGAATTCGCAATATCATTCGTGTCCACATGTCAAAAGAAATGGCCGTTGAGGCAAATAAAAACAAATGATTACAGGCATACTCAATCTGATGATAAACACCGCAGCCATCAGCACGCTGATCGGAACGCGGTGTTACATCAACAAGGCACCGCAGAAGGCATCGTTGCCTTATCTGATCCTGACGCAGTTGAACAGCGAAGAGTTCCTGAGCTTGGACAACACCACGAGCACACTCAGAAGCATCGTTATTGACATCGATTGCAAGGGCCGGACGTTCCCGGAAACCGAGTCACTGGCAAACGCGGTCAAAGCCCGTTTGACGGACTACAGCGGCGCGGCCGGAAGCTACACGGTTGGGGCATCCATATTCAACAGCGAGTCTCACGATTACGAGCCAGCCACAGACGGCAGCGATAACGGCGTGTTTGCCATTACTCTCGATTACGACATCATTTTCAACCCCTAATAAGGAGCTGCCGACATGGCAAAGTTAAAGGTTAAGGGCACGGTCATTCAGCAGGCAAGCGGCACCACCTACACGGCGGTTGCCCAAGTGACTGGGTTCAACATCTCAGGCATTGAAACAGAGACCTACGACAGCAGGACACTGGACGGCACGGCGGGCGTTGAGTACGACCCGACCGGATACGTTGAAGGCGGGAGCGTCACGTTTGATCTGTTGTATGATCCGGCATTGACCGGGCACAAAAACATCATGGCACTGGCCACAGCAGCACACATGACCACGAACGGACTACCGAACGACGTGAACTGGAAGGTGATTTTTGCCAACACAGCCAGCACGGAATTGACGTTTGTGTCGTCTGGCATTGGCGTTGATATTACGGGCGATGCGTCCGATGGTCTGCGCGGCAGCATCACGCTGAAGTGTGACGGTTGCCCGGTATTGCCTACCTGATGAGGTGACGACGTGAAGTGCAGAACAACGCGAGAACTGGGCGTGGTGGACTGCTGGGAAAGCCCGCTGATTGTCGAGTCAGACAGTCGGCGGTTTATTCCTGCAGGCACTGAGATTGACCAGTCGGCACACCCGGAAACCAACTGTGTTGCATTGGTGCAGAATGGTGAGGCGGTGCCGGTTGACGATGAATGCCGCGAAGCCTGCCGCATGACGCAGGCACAGATTGACGCGGCTGTGATGGCAAATCACAGACTGTATTTGCCGGAAGAAATGCAAACGGAGGGTAATGATGACGAGGACGATACTTGATCCGCAGGCGTTCCGGACACCGCTGCAAATGCCACGCGAGGACGTGGCATTGCCGGAGTTTGGTGAGGGCGTGGTTGTGCCGGTGTGGGGCATGACTGCCGGCGAGCGCACGCGATTCGAACAGGCCATGCAGGGCAAATCTGGGCCGGTGGCGGCCCGTGTTGCCGAGATCCGCGAACGGCTGGTGGTGGCGTGTTGCAAAAATGATGACGGGGTGCCGTTATTCAGTCTGCAAGACGTGCAGGCCATCAGCCAACAGCGGGCGGACGTGGTTGAGCGAATTGTCAACGTGGCACAGCGTTTGAGCGGCTTCACTGCAGCCGACATTGAGGCCACAGCAAAAAACTGAAACGCGATCCAGCACGACTGACGGCGTTTAGGCTGGCCGAAATTATGGGCTGGCTGGACGTTGACGCCATGCTGGATCAGATGACGCCGCAGCAGTGGCAGGAATGGCAGGCAAAGGACGCCGTGGAGCCTATCGGGCATCGTGGAACGCAGGAAGTGCTGGCGATCTTTGGAGCAATGGTTGCCGGAGCATTAGGAGCGAAGGACGTGACACCGGAAAGCCTCATGTGGTGGCGTGGACAGCGTGAAACAAAAACGGCAAGTCATGACGTGGCAGCGATGGCACTGCAGATGATCGGAGCAAAACGCAATGGCTAGTCTGGGCACGTTGTCAGTCAACATCGGAGCGAATACCAAAGACCTGCAAAGAGGGTTCAAAGTATCGCTCGACAGCACGCGGTCGTTTGCGAAGGAGGTCACGAGCATTTTCGGCGGCATTCAAATGTCGCAAATGTTCTCCTCGATGCTTAACAGCACAAAATCATTGGCACGCAGTGTGATTGAGCTGGCGGCGAATGCTGAATTGGCGGAAACCCAGTTTGGTGTTCTGTTGCAGGATGCTGATAAAGGGAAAAAACTGTTTAAGCAGCTCGACAAGTTTACACTCAAAACGTCGTTTTCAATGGATGCTGCCGCACAGGCTGCAACGTTATTGCTTGCAAAAGGAACAAGGGAAGCAGACGTAATTCCCACAATGTCCATGCTGGGCGATTTGACGATGGGCAACGTGGAAAAGCTGCAGTTGCTGGCAAAGGCATATTCAGACGTGCAAGCCAAAGGCTTCCTGATGGCTCAGGAAACCATGCAGTTTGCTGAGAACGGCGTCAACCTGTTTGACCTGTTGACAAAGACAACAGGGAAAACGGTGGGCGAGCTGCTGAAAATGCGTGAGACAGGGCAGATCACGTTTGCAATGGTGCAAGGTGCATTACAGGCGGCTACGCGCAGAGGAGGGCAGTTTTACGGGGCACTGGAAAAGGGCAACAAAACATTTTATGGACAGATGGGGCAGTTAACGAAATCGATACAGGTGATTGGCCGATCGTTGGGGCAACTCGTGTTGCCAGAGTTGACGCAAATGGTCACAAAAATGAATCTGATTTTGCAAGGCTTCATAGCAATGCCAAACAAGATACAGATTATCCAAGATGTACTCATTGCAGTCACCGATGTTGCAGTGGCATATATGATGCAGGAATTTGACAGCTTGGTAGTTTGGCTAGGGAAATGGGCGTTGAGGGCCGGTGCAGCAATCGGCAGGTACGCAGAATATGCGATCAACCCGATCGGCGGCATCAAACTGGCGTTTGAAATGAATGCGGCAGGCATTGGAGACAAGCCGCTGGAGCAATCGATACAGCGTTTAAAAGCATTGATGAAGGAGCTGGAAACGGTAGGGCAAAATGCAGCAAAGCAAAACGGAGTACCCGCCGGGGAAATGGATCTGCAAGCGATGGCCCGAAAAATGGGAATGATGATGGCACCATTACAGGCCGTGGCGGTTGATGCGTTTGAGGTGGCATTGAAAAACGTTCCGGCTGTTGATTTGACACAGGCCATCGGTAGTTGGCTGGAAAACCTCGGAGGCAACAGTACGCCGATTGTGAACGGGCTGAAAACATGGATGGGAACACAGATGCTTCGCTGGGATATCGCACTCGCGCAGATATTTCAGGGCAAAGAAAAATTGGCAAAAAAGACAATCAACATGGACCCGCAAAACCAGTTTGCCGGGGCCGTGCAGCAGGGCACAGCGGAAGCGTATGCAGCCATTGCGGCGGCACTGAAACAGGAACAGGAGCCAGTAGTGAAGGCAACAGAAAAGCAAACAGAGACATTAATGCAGCCATTGGCGGCAATGGCAAACGCATTGAAAACGGGTCTTGTTCAAAAAGTCGTCGGCAATCTTCTGGACTGAGAACACATGGCAGTCACATACGTGGGTGAATTGTCCGAGGGACGGCGGGCACAGAATAGCAAAGGCGTGCGAACCTATACGCGCGTATTCCGGTTGACCACATCCAGCCAGACGGATGATGCGTACACAGTCGGCAGCAATGGCAGCCTGCCGGTGATTGGCAACACACACCCAAGCGACGGGAACGCATACTGCAGTGATCTGGACGTTCAATGCGTGCGCGGCTGGCGTATCTGGGACGTAACAGCCACCTACAGCACAGAGCGAGTGCTGAGCAGCACACCGACATCAGATCCCACCTACATCACGTGGGACACCGAGCAGTTCCAAAAGCCTGCGACACAGGACAAGGACGGGAAGGGCGTGGTCAACAGTGCTGGAGATCCATTCATTCCTACGGCACAGATGGACGACAGCCGGCGTATCGTCACCGTGCAGAAGAATTTGGCAAACGTGCCGACGTGGATTCTGTCATATCAGGACGCCGTAAACTCGGACACGTTCACAATCGACGGGCGCAGCATTGCCATTGGGGAGGCAAAAATGCAGCGCGTCAGCGTCGGGCCGCCAGAGATCCGGAACGGCGTAACATTCCGGCAGGTAACGTTTGTGATTGCGTTGCAGCGTGACGGCTGGGCGTTCAAGCTGTTGGATCAGGGATACAATGAAAAGCGATTGATTGCAACAAATACACGAAAGCCAATACATATCAACGGGCAACTCCCTAGCGGTCCTGTGTTGCTCGACGGAAATGGATTCGCCCAAACTGATCCCACCACAGCCTCAGCCGTGTTTCTCACGTTCAACGTCTACAAGCAACAACCATTTTCATCACTGCCACTAACATGACGCAAGGCTACACGCTTTCCGCTGAATCAATTCGGCAACTGAAAAAGGTTGTGCGGGAGTGGTACGCAGTTTGGAAGAATGAGCAGACTCCGGTGCCGTATTACGGGCAGGTGCGAGATACGCGCCGCTGGGCCATCCTAGACGCCGACCTGCTGGCAGCCGTCGATATGTTCAACGACCCATCGACAGCCACAGCGCACCTACTGGGGCGGACTGCTGCTGGAGACCTGGAAGTCCTCGACGAAAAAGTGACAGTGGTCAACAGGTTCGAAAACATCAGCATCGACGCGGACACGCTGATTGGGATTGAGTTCATGTGCGGCGAGTGGACACCGTACAAAGCCGATTGCGGGCCGAATTCGCAAGGGGCATCGAGTCTGCTGGCGAGCATCTCACCAGGTGCATCGGTCGGGGGGCCGTAACATGCTGATCGGGTGCGGGTGCCAGTGCACAGAAGACAGCGACAGCCACCCAGCGAGCGCAGGACAATCGGGAGATTGGTCTGGATCTTTTCCGAGTCAATCCAGTTGGCCTCAGTCAATTCCGCCGTCAGAGCCATATCAGCCGACGCCATGCGAGGCTTGCATTGCGGGGGTGCGAGCGACAGCGTATCGAGTCACACTTGGTAAGCCGGGAATGACGCAGCGAGTGCCGACGCAATTTGGCGATTACGGCTGCGCGGATATGCTGAAGCCGTTCAAGGTGCAGGCACCACCATTCGCAGATCCCGGCGGCGATTTGCTGTTTCCAGTTGGCGGTTACGGTCCGTGGAATTGCCACTACGCAACACAGAAACCGCCATTCAATCCTCCGCCACTCGGCGACCCGATCGACTGCTCAATGGTGGTCAATGGGCAGTTCGTGCTGCGTGACGGCATAGGCTCAATG